TATATTGCTTTCTGAGATCAAGACTAACTAAAGCCCCATCGTTATCACCTTCATCTTTAGCAACATCCGTCGAGTACTCACTAGGCTCTAATTTGGCAGCCTGTTTGTTTTTTTCTTTTCGCCAAAACCATTTCATTTTATTAACCCGATTTTAATATTTTTTATATTATATCACATAAATCATATGCTAAAAAAAAGGGCTTTACGCCCCTTGTTTAGTTATGGCGCATCATCAACAAGATCAGTAGATTCAATCTCGTAGTAGTTGGTCGCTGCCAAATAGTTAGTATTCATGTTACCAACTCCAGCCCCTAATGTTATAATTGAATTTTTCGATCTTGGCATAAGTACCCCTTTATAATATCACTACTTAATTATTTTCTGAATCCGCTGGAGTAACAGTTATAGCCGCGGTTCCTCCAATGCAATACGCCCACAAAAATTCGTTGCTTGCTGCGAACATAGAATATGGCTTATTATCTCCTCGTTGTGTTTGGTTGTTTACGGGAATTCCAGCGTTAAAGCCTTTTGGCATAGTTTCCGCTTCAACGTAATAAACATTGTGACTTCCATCTTTGTGATAGAGTTTACCATGTCTTGAGCTTGTAGTTAACTGTACCCACGTCGCTTGTGGGATCTGTTTTAGTGCCATTTGTATATCTCCTATTTTAGTCACTACCATTCTACATCAAAAAAGTCTAGTTTTTTAGTTTCTTGTTGTGCATAAACCATCATAACACTATCAGCCCCATTAGGAGAAAGAGAAGAATCTGGCGCTTTATCTATTAAAATCTTACCTCTAGTGTCTTTTTTGTATGTTGGTTGAGACAGCTCAGTAACCACTTTGTTAATGTTGCTGAATTTTGATGATATCGAAATAACTTTGTTGATATCTATTTTTTTACCGCTATGGATCGCTTCGTGCGTATGTTTAAATAGGTCTCTAAGATGCCACCAGCATTGAGCTTTATAGTTAGCAAAAAAAGATTCGTTCGTTCTTCCTAGTGATCCATTTTCAGGTTTTATAATGTAATCTAATTTGTTTATAACTGATGATGACCCATTAAATGGTATGGCCTCAATCTCTAAAAGATCTGTTTCAACTCTTATCTCATTGATTACCCTTGCATCACCTCTACACCCAACGCCCAGACCGTCAGAATCAAAACTAAATGATGGGTAGTTTTTTTCTTCACAATTATCTATCGCCCGTTGTGTTGTACCAAAGATATCTTCAACGGTTTTACCATGCCAGATATCTACATCCGTAAGAATCATCCCATCCCTGAACGATTGAGCGTTACTATCAACCCCCCTGTCCGCAACATCAAGAGCTGATAATTTAGCTCCACTTAAATCTAAATCTAATTTTATATGAGCGTCGATAGCAGACTGAACCCATGCTGACGGTATCAAAACACCTTCGACTGATGCGTTAAAATCTATATCAATTTCTTGCGCAATAGTAACTTGATCTAAAATACTTTTTTGTTTTGCATACCATTCATCATCCTTTCGAGGATCATCTCTCCAATGAAAAACAAATTTATTTATTTTCCCTGCTGCAACCTTTAATGCGAACGGGTTATTTGAGCCGTTTGGAGTTGATATATCTGATCTACAATTTGTCGTTTGAGACAGTGACGCCTCTACAAGTTTAGGTCGTTCAAGAAAAGCGGCTTCATCTACAAAATATATAGATGCTCTATCTCCACGCCCTATCCCATCACCTGATTCACCGATTATAGCCGATCCAGTATGAGGGTATATTATTCTCATGTGCGGCGCTGTTTTTTCTTCATTAAACCCCGATCTAAACTCGTTAGGAACCATCTTGGAAAACATTCTAGCTTTGTAAAATAATGACTTAGGCGATCCTATTTTATCTACATATTCCTCTTTCCTTGATCCAAATCCTATAACCATATCGTTATTAAACATGCATAGAGTAGACGCTAAACCAACAGAAAGCCAACTTAAGCCCATGTCACGACTTTTAACTGTCAACATAGGCTCTTGATTTTTCCAGTTTTCTATAGTGTAGTGTATCCATTCCTCTTGTTTTTCAAAAAGCAAAAAAGGAACTATAGCCGGAAGCCCCCTTTCAACATTTCTCGGATCAAAAGTGCACCCCCAATCTATTATGAATTGAGCTGGATTATTTTTATAGAAAGATTTTAAAAAAGGTATTTTTTCGGGGTTTTGTCTTATTTTAACAAGTCTTTTTTGTCGATGTATAAAAACTTTTGTGTAGTCAGGTTCTTTGAAATTAAAATCGAATGGAATGGGCATTTAACTACCCATTAATTCATTGTATATCTTAGCCGCTTCTTCTGCTGATGCTTCTTTGCTTATTTCGTAACTAACATCCTTATTTGTATTCTCTCTTTTATCTGCTAGCCCTAAATCTCTGGCGATTATAGACGCATTTAAAAGGTCTGTTGCTGCTCCCTCAAACTTTTGCGTGTATACAATATCCTCAATTCTCTTAATAATGCGTGAAAATTCTTTTCCTTCTTCGGTATTTAGGTCTAAACCGTCTCTCATATCTGTCAAATAATTTCGATTTACACCTAAGAATACACATAAAGCGGTTATTGTGTACGGGCGCATCTTTTCAACTTCTGCCTTAGTTATTTCGCCTTGATACGCAAAAACTTTCTGCTCTAGTAATGGGTTTGTATCAGACCAATCAAAATATTCTGTTGCCGCCTTCCATAGTATTTCGGGGCTGTTAAATATTTTAGACCTGCCGCTTGTTGATCTAATTTTCCAAAATTGATTACCTTTTGTTGCTGCCATATCCAGCCCTTTATAATTTAAAATCTTTAGGATTAACACCAAAAAAATACAACACCAATATAAAAAATATTGCAAGCGTTGTAATGCCTGCCCTACTAAAAATAGAGTTTACAAACACATCAGTTCTAGATTGAGATCTTTTTAACCTGTCTAAATTTTGCTTATAATTTTCTGTAAAATAATCTATCCGCTTTGTATTATCTAACAGTTGTTTTTGAACATAACTGTCTTTTATCTCTTGCTTTTCTTCGTGTGATTCTCTTTTTTCTCTGTCTACTCTAATTTCTAGAGTTAGATTATTTACTGACTCTAGTAAAGTGCTATTTGCAACTGATTGGGCATGTATTGCTTCTAGCGTGTCTTTAGTACTCCGCTTTAACAGTTCAATTTCTGTCTTCATCTCTACCGCTTCCGCTGGAGTTATCATTTTGCAACTTTCCGCTTTTTCGAATCACACTTATAATTATACTCGTAAATCTTATTACCACCAAAGTTATTGAAGACACACCGAACACTATTAAGCAATCCATCCAAACATCTGATAAAACTTGATTTCTTAATAAATGTAGAAACGATACAACTATGAATAACAATAATGATATATTTATAACTATCATGCATAAACGTTGCATTTCCTCCGCTCCACACGCAATCATTAGACATAATCAACTGATAAAATATTAAAACGGTGACAAAGAACATTCTTAACTTGTCTCTTAGTTCAATATTGCCTATTTTAGAATAGTAAAATGTTAATGCAAAACTATATATTAACGCCCACGACATGTGCATAAATACGCCGTGTTGGTAATACATACCCCACGCGAAAAATGGTGATCTACCGACAAACTCAGATATCACACACGCAAAAAACCACATGGTAGCATCTCTATTATATACAGTTGCTACTACATAGATTATTACGAAGTACAGTAACGTTAAGCTATGCACTGTCTTTTTCTTTTTGTTCAACAATATAAGCTTCCGCTTGATCTGCTGTTAACTCTCCACACTCAACGCTTTTTAGTACGTCAGAAAGTTTCATAGCTTCAATTTTTCTTGGTGGTTGATTACTTGTCATCTTTAAATCCTGCATTTAATTAATAAAAGCTCTTTAAATAAGAGCTGATCGAGTTTATATGGTATCACTTGTTATATATAAAAATAAAGCCTGCTCTAAAAAGGAATGTCTTCATCCCATTTATCACTAAGATCGTGCCCTATCCCCGTACTAGATTGTTGCTGCTGCCCTTGCGGTCTAACTGGGTGCAAGTTTGCCTGTGGTTTATATTGTTGCTGTGGTTGTTGCCTTTGCTGCTGTTGTTGTGCCTGCTGCCTTGGCGCTTGTTGTTGTTGTGGTTGCTGCTGCCCCCCTTGCGGCCTGCTATCTAACATTTGCATTTCATGAGCGTTAATCTCAGTCTTATAGCGATCTTGACCTGTATCTTTATCCTGCCACTTACTGGTCTGCAATTTACCTTCTAAATAAACCTTTGAGCCTTTTTTCAAGTATTTCCCTGCAATTTCTGCAACTTTTCTATACATAACAATGTTATGCCACTCTGTACGCTCTTGTGGTTGACCTTGTTGGTCTTTCCATGTGTCGCTAGTTGCTAACCCAAAGTTAGCCACCGCATTTCCATTTGGCATAAATTTAACTTCTACATCTCGCGTTAAATTTCCAACCAGTATACATTTATTTACGCCTCTAGCCATTTTCAAACCCTCTTTTATTTTTATCAAACTTACTCTTAACCCAAGGCCAGACTAGACCAACAACTGGCAACCCAACAATAAACAACAATATAATATAATATAATATAATATAACCTAGATCGTTTTCGTTCATACTAAACACACTCCGATAAACATTTTGCGCATACAATACGATTTGTTTTTTCTGCCTCTTGTTTTGATGTAAGAACAAGATTAGTCATATTTAACTGTCGGCCACATAGGGCTTTTTGTTTATGTTTTGGTAAATCACTTGCATGTGCTATGCATTTTATCGGGCTATTTGTTTGTCTCATATTTCACCTATTGCGGCCTAAGCCGCTGTTTTTATTTTAAATTATTTATCTTTTAAAAAATTGATTGTATTTGATAATTGCAAACACACAAAAAATTTGTAGCAATGCAACGCCCACGCTGTACACCAAAACCCCCCAAATCGGTAACGTTACAAGCCACCAACTCCAAGTTATCGCCCCTGTAAGTTTTAGCACTATAAAAACTATAAAAACATAGAAAATAAGAAACATAATAAAACCCTCATTTATTTAATATTGCGGCCTAAGCCGCTGTTATTTTATTTGTATAGTGCTAGGGTTGATCTTTATCTCTGCGCCGCTAACTTCAACATTTGCTTTTAAGTCAGCTAGTATTTTTTTCTTATCAATTTTATCTATAAATTCAGACGTTATATAATCGTCTGGTATTGCGCTGTCATCAATTATATTTACAACTTGACGACCTTTCATGATTCCTATTGAATGATTTCCAACTTTTAAAGATTTAATCTCTAGCTTATCCATTTCTAACTTTAAATAGTTAGTCATACCGTTAATTGCACTGTCACATGATTTAGCTTTTTTATTAAAGGAATCGGCTTCTTCCTTGTAAGCGTTTTTTTCAGCTTTTTTGTTTTTTATTGCCTTTATTATGTTTTCTACCTTTTCTTCAAGCTCCATGTTTAAAGATTCTAATGTGTCATTTAATGCCTCGACGGGTATTTCATCACTATCATTTATTAGTCTTTTTATGTCGTTAGATATCTCATAAAGCTTCATATTGATTGCTCCAATATTCTAGATTCATTCTTACGTTTGCAAGCGCCTATACTATTCAAAATCCCTGTAGCCTCAACCTGTTTTGCCTTTCGGGCTAAAGGGTTAAGAATTTGTTTTAGCTCATCCATACTATTGCACGTATCAGCATGTATAAATTCCTCTGCCGCATGTACAGCTAAATCATTCAAAGCATCTGACCGCTCTTGTATATACGTATTCTCGCTTATTTCTGCCAATCCTTCGCCGCTACTATTAAGTTCATCTATTGCAGTGGCTAACCGTTCGCACTTAGGCCAATACTTATAAGCCCGTTTTACTACCGTTTTTTTAATCATTTCCCCCTCGTCACTTTTCCAAGGCCCATACCCCTTTTTTTTAAACGACTCCGATCTATCTCTAATGTTATAAATATCTTTAATAGTCATTGTCTCAGTTAGAAAGTCACCGTCTAAAGTCTTTACAATGCAGTATGCACCTGTGATAGCTCCCCTGTCAGCAAACGGGTTGTATTTATGAGTAGGTTCGGTTGCTACTCCATTTAGAGCAAACTCATCATTTTCATGTACAAGCTTTGATTGCGCCCACAAAATCGATCCAGTTGTTACGGCAAGATGTATTAACCCCATGTATGACACCTCTAAACACACAGCAGCTTTTTTATTAACTTTCCTAGGTACTAGATAAGCATGTTTTAACGCTGGATTAAGGCTAATACCTATTGCGGCAACATTTACAAGCGCATTTTCCAAGCTTGCCCCATTACCCACAGCCGCGTCATGCAAGTATTCATTATTTTGCAATTGCTGTATTGCGAATTGCGACTCTTTAGTCCACTGCATATTATTGTCAGTTAGAGAACCTTTAAAAAGCTCCTCTTTTTGATTTACAAGCTCGTGTGGAGCTAAAACTAATTTACTCATTATTCGTATTCCTTTTCTAAGTTTCGAGTTCAATTATACATATAAAACAATTAAAGGCAATAGTTGATTTTAATTATTTTAATTGTTACTATGTGATAAATACAAAAGAGGTGTACCTATATGAACAACATAATTTTAGCTGGTGTAAAAATACGACAAGATAAAAATGGGCTTTACTGCCTAAATGATTTATGGAGAGCCAGAGGATCTATAAAGAGAGAGAAAATAAATTCATGGTCACGATTAAACGAAACTAAAAATCTAATCGACGCTGAAAACCTAAATGCGCAGATATGCGCATTTAAACAATCATCTGGTAGGCATGGCGGAACTTACGCAAATAAAACCCTAGTGTACGACTACGCAATGTGGATAAGCCCAGAATTTAAATCGCATGTTATATCTGTCTTTGATGGTCATGTAACTCGCAATATTGAAAAATCTCTTGAGTGTGCAGTTGATAGTATAAAACTTAGCATGGTAAATATTAGCGAAGCAGTTAATTGTGCATCTATACATTTTGATGACATTAAGGATTGTGGAAAATCATGGGGTAAGGCTGGTTCTGATATCAGAAAAGCAAAAAAGAAAGCCGTTGAAGAATTAGAAAACTTGAAAAATGAAATTCAATTTAAGTTGGAGTTTTAAAATGATTAGACAAACAGTTATAGATATTTGTGGAAAAACTTGTAATGTTTTTTATGCAGTTGATGACGATAACATAATAACAAAGTTGTACCATTTAGATGCGTCAGCAAGCAAAATAGACTTGTCTGATTTACTCCATCTCAACAATGTTTACACCGCTCTTTTAGACCATCACGAAAACATTTTAGCAGAGGATAACGCATGTTAATAATTGGTATAGATCCAGATTCTAAAAAAATTGCAATTTCAGTTTATCAAAACGGTAAATTAGAAGAGTTGTTAATGTTGGATACAATTCAGCTATATAAAACCCTAGATAAATATCAATGCGATAATCACGAAATAATAGTGTATTTAGAAAATGTTAAAGCTAATTCAAGTTCTAGTTTTCACAATAAGAGTAAAGATTCATTAGCGGTTAAATCAAAAAAATCTGAACACATCGGTATGGTCAAACAATCCCAGTCAGAGATCGAAAGGGTATGCGATCATCTTGGTATTGTTTACCACTTGAAAAAAATTAGCAGTAACTGGAAGAAAGGCAACGGGGTTGAATCATTTAAATTAGCTACAGGATGGACAAAGAGAAGCAATGAAGACACAAGGTCAGCTGCTTATTTTGGATTCTTGGGCGTAAGAGAAAATTATAATATTTTGAGGAAAGTAAAATGACAACAATAACATTAGATAAAAATGGAAATTTCACTATAGGGGAATTCACTAGGGTAATGGGTGGTAATATGAATGATAAATTTTTGATATTAGATCTCTTAGAGGAAAGTTTAGGATTACACAGAAACTCTATTAGTATCAAAGATGTAAAACATATAAGGAAAGAATTTAGCAAACAAAGCTCAACTGGGAAGCACTTAGATATTTTTATTACTTCTTTTGATGATTATGTAAGAAAACAAAATCAAGCGTACTGCATGTCTGACAAGTCGGTTAATAAGACTGTTAAGGCAAAGAAAGTTAATAAGAAATCTATAACCTCATTTGTTGGTTTCCTGTTGGGACTACTTGCCAAGGATTCTGTTAGAGGTCTCCCAATCACAAACACAACAACTCCAATGCCTAAAGTTAAACCGCCAAAACATTCGGACTAATCAGAAAATAAAGAGAAGAAAAACAATACAAGGAGCACCAAAAAATGACAAAAGACCAGAAAACAATAAAACATCTTCAAGAAGTTATATCGTCTTTACGAAAAAACCTAGGCGTTGCCTTAAATGAAGTTGATAAATTAAAGGCCGAAAATGAAGCGCTTAAGAAAAAGATGGAGGGGGATAAATGAATACTTTAAGCCTCTTTGATGGTATGTCATGCGGAAAAATAGCACTAGAAAGAGTCGGGATTGAAGGAAATTATTACTCTAGTGAGATTGATAAATATGCAATAAACGTTAGCAAGGATAACTATCCTGATATAATTAGCCTTGGCGATATAACAAAATGGCGCGAGTGGGATATTGATTGGTCTAGTATTGATTTATTAATGGGCGGTTCCCCATGTCAAGGGTTTAGTTTTGCAGGTAAGCAATTAGCGTTTGACGATCCACGCTCTAAATTGTTCTTCGTCTACGTTGATATACTGAATCACATAAAATCATTAAATCCTAACGTTAAATTTTTATTAGAAAACGTTAAAATGAAAAAAGAGCACATCAATGTAATATCTGAGATTTTAGGCGTAGAGTCTATTTTTATTAATAGTAATAAGATTTTGCCGATAGACCGACCTAGGCATTACTGGTGTAATTGGTATGTCAATGAGCCATCTCACAATGGTAAAAAATTAACTGATTATATAGATTTTAAAGATAAATCATTTAGGTCTGATTCATTCCACGCATGGCTAAATAAAAAATTAGAGTGGAAGATAAAAAAGAAATACATATCAATTATGAATGACGCGCCTAGTGCTATACCGCAGCTAGCCCGGCAGGTTGCTAGCTGGAACGGTAATATAGTTAGAGTTAGCAGCGGTAAGTATCGATTTTTAAACATTAAAGAGGCTAGCTCGCTCCACGGCGTACCCGTTAATTACTTTGATTCAGTATCTAGCGCCCAGGCCTACAAAATGCTTGGTAATGGTTGGCAAATTGACACTATTGTACACCTACTTCAAGGGCTAAAAAATGAACTTAAGTGACTCAGATACTAAACACATAACAACACGACTAGATCAGTGTATGTCAATTTTAGAAAAACATTTAGATAAAAGTCTTAGTTTGGATGATATGGCTAAACGACCAGAATATATGAATTACACAATTTTATCTATGGTTAAACATCGGATCGAAGAAGGAGAAGAAGAAGAAGAAGAAGAAGAAAAAAAATAACCCACTGGGTGATAATGGGTTAAAATTAAATTATGTGAGGAATCAGATTATACTATCCGATTCCTTTTTTTGTGTCAAATATTAGGAGTAAATGTTATTAAGATCCAACTTTATTATCAAACAACCTTTGCTTAAGTAAATAACCTTTGCTTAAGTAAATAACCTTCCAAAGCCCAGATCTTCTGCCTAGCCATATCAAAAGATTTCTTTTCGCCTAGTTCCTTATTAAAATTTTCAGGGCTGGCGCAAGCGCTTTCCCCTGTTACAGTAAATCCATTTACCAACGTAACACAGCACACAGTAAGAGTGGATTCAGTGATGTAGTGCTCAACTCGACTGATTACGCCGCCTATCATTTTAGGCGTTAGGCGTGGAGCGTTAAGGTTTTTTTCTTGGATTTCTTGCTCTATTTCTTGTTCGTTCATTTTAAGTACTCTTGGTTGTTAAAGTTTATTGTTAGCTTAACTAATGCTTTAAGTGTATCATTAGCTGCTTCAAGAAAAATTTTCTCTCTTTTTTAACTCTGTGCATCTCTCCCTCTATCTGGCGCACCTCGTCTTCACTATCAACTAAATTCTGTAAATTCGCTACTTCAAGATCTTTTTTAACTCTTTGTCTCTCTTCTTCTAACTGTTTTATCTTGTCTTTAGCAAACAATGGCATTTAATATGCCCATTACCATTTAATTTTAATGGTAACATTTCGTGAGGCTTTGTAACTCTATTAGGTTTTAACCCTCTTCTTTTCTTGAGGTTGAACAAGAAACCATCACCAGCATCTAAAACTTTAATTTTCTTATTTACAATCTCAACATCACAGCCAAACCTTAACTTGTGCTGTAATTTTCTAGGTGTAACTTTTATTAAACTTCTAGGCACAATCTGACCTTTTCTTTTAATCATTATTTATTCCTCGAGCATCGTATCAGCAAAATGATAACGCCAGGCTTTGATTAGTGCCATTTCGCCTTTAGGTAAAGCAACTTGAGTAACGTTTTTTTTATAAAAATTTGATGGAACACAGGATTCGATGACACGATAGTAATCTTCATTAGTCATGTGTTTTTGTGAAAATTCAATCTTAAACCACTCTGGCACATCTGGCGCATTCATAGCGAACACTTCTCGCTTAGTTAAACCCGTACAACACCCACCATTAAACTCTATACCAATATTACTACAGTGATAAGGTGCTCCATTCTCATTTACTATAGGTCTTGCTGGCATGTCTTTATTCTTCATTGTTTTATTCCTCATTTGTATTTGAATGTTCATAGTATCAAAAGGAACTTGACTTGTCCAGATGTTATATATATATTATATGGACAATCACAAATACATTAAGGCGAAAAAATGAAAGAGTTACATGTACTATTCCCAACAAAACAACACTTGCAAATTTCTGATCTGGTAGATAATACAAAGATTAAAAAATCTAAAGTTGCTAGAGCAGCGTTACAAATTGGTTTAGAGATAATAAGAAAGTCAGATAAAAGGGAGGAAGTGATCGCAATCAATGATCTTAAAGCGCAAAACTAAAAGTAAAACCCGACCGCAATCGGGATACTATGTAACATTTCGAGGTAATTATACCAATGAATTATTATAAACGCCACATAGGTGATTATCACAAAAAGGCTGGAAGGTTAACCATGATACAGCACGGAGCGTATACGCTTTTAATTGACGCGTGTTATGACCGTGAACGATTTCCGACTAGGGAAGAGGCTATCGAATGGTTATGGGCTGGAACAAAGGAAGAAATAGAATCTATTGATTTTGTTTTAGCTAAATTCTTTGTAGAAAAAGAAGGTAAGTTTATACAAAAACGGATAGAAGAAGAGGTAAAAAACTATACTAAAAACGCTGAAACAAACAAGAGAATTGCTATTGAACGTGAAGAAAAACGAAGACTTAAGAGCACGAACCGTGCAACTAGCGTGAACGAACCGTGCACGAACCGCCACCTAACCACTAACCAAGAACCACTAACCACTAACCAAGAACCTAATAATAAGACTAGTGATAAATCACGTATCAACAATCAGCAGGTAGTAGATGTTTATCACGAAATATTACCTATGGTTCCAAGTGTGAGAGTTTTAGCGCAGAAACGTAAAAAAAATATAAAGACTTTTTTTAATAAACGAGCTAAAGAATTAAAAAAAGAATTCACGATAGAAAATTTTAGAATGTACCTGTTGTACATTAAAGAAAATTGTACATGGATGCTAGAAGACAGGTACGGAAACGATGGTAAATTTCATAAAGTTAAAGACTTTGATTATTTCTTGACTGACGATTGTTATATCAAAGTAAAAGAAGATAGACACAACGATCACAAGCCGCAGGGTTAAAAAAATGATTTATGACGAACAACTAGAACAAAATATCCTAGGATCGATAATGTATCTCAAGGGTTACGGTGATTCAGTAGATTTAGCCTTAGACACATTAAAACCAGTAGATTTCTATTTTTTTAATAACAGATCTATTTTTAGCGCAATGTTAGACCTGAAAAAAAAGAACTTAAACCCTGATTTTTCAGCAGTTTCAGGACATAGAGAAATAAACAGAAATCAAGATCCTCTATTTTTTTATGTAATGGAGTTATTTAAAAATACATCGAGCGGCCTGAACTTAGTTCACTGGATAGAATCATTAAGTAAAGTATCTGAATTGCGAAGAACTCAAGATATTGTAAATAACATAAGTCAAATAATAAGCGACAACAAAGACTTAGAAGAAAAACTTTTAGAAATAAATACTTTATTTGATGTTGATATTGGAGTTAACCCTAATGCTGACACTGGAGCTAAGCACATATCTAGCCACATAAGCGACTATGTGGACTACCTTGACAAACGATGGAATAAGCCGGACGAGGTCGTTTTTACAACTGGCATAGATGATCTAGATAAAATCCTAGGCGGTGGCTTTGAGATTGGTCTTCATGCGATAGCGGCTAGGCCTAAAATGGGTAAAACTGAGCTTATGGTTAAAATGATAAACCATTTTGCAATAGATCGAGAGCTGCCGATTTACATAGGTACACTAGAAATGGCAGGGGAACAGATAGTACACAGAATGACTAGTGCGCTATCTAGGGTTGATAAAGACGAGATAAAAAATAATTTTACAGTTGAAGGTGTTTATGACGATTTAAGCAAATCTATTTTTTCTAAAGCTTTAATGGATTTACAAAATACTAATACTTACATTGATGATAGACACAACAACACAGTAAAAAAAATAAGAAGAGAACTTTTAAAAGTGCAAAAAAAGCACGGTTATGTTGGAGGTGTGTTTATTGATTACTTGGGTTTGTTGAGCAGTGATGGAGCGCATGATCGACATGATTTATCAATAGCGGCCATGACTAGAGCTTTAAAAGGCATGTCAAAAGAGTTTAAATGCCCCGTGGTGCTACTTTTGCAACTAAATCGTAGCTTAGAAGCCAGAAACGAAAAAAAGCCGATACCGAGCGATTCACGAGACTCTGGGGCAATTGAGCAAGATGTGGATTCATGGACGGCAATTTATAGAGATTCGGTATACAACACAGAAAGCCCGTGGGGTGCAATAACTGAAATCATCGTCAGGCTTAACAGGCATGGAGACACAGGAACTTGTTACCAATTATTGACTGGACACGGATTTAAGAACGCTGATGAATCGAAGGTAGCCAAGCTGCTACACGATGCAGAGGTTAAAGAATCTGAAAAGAATAAAAAATATAAAGGCCATCAAGAAGAAGACAAGGGTTTTTAATGAATAAATATAAAAATATGGGGTTTAATTATGTTTTTTGTTTTCGGTGTGTCTAGATTTGAAGCGGTAAAAAACGCTAATAAATCAACTAGTATTTATCACAAGGGCGGACAGTATAGTGATGAAGAGTTCAGAAAAATCATAAAAAACAAGTCTGATATTGCATTTGACAAAATGAAAGCAGAAAAAATATCAGGATCATTTTCTACCCCTAGTCTAGCTATGGATTTTATAAAGATAGCTAGGGAATCACCAGATGATTTTAGAGATTTGAAAATAAAATACAGGAAACCAACGGGTAAGATTAACGCAAAAACCAAAAAAAATGTTATGGAGTGGGTGATTTATTGCGGCGAAAAAACTTATTAAAAGGGAGGTTAGGATTGTATGAAGCAATACAAATTAACATCGTTAAATACAGAGCAAGTTTTTAGCGAAGTAAAAAAGCGACTAAAGCCAAATGAAAAATATATTTTATCGATTAAAAAGGACGTTAAAAGATCAATTAAAGCTAATGCTCAAGTTCATGTTTGGATACCAAAAATAGCCGCATACACTGGCAACGATATAAAAACAACTGAGTTAATTTGTAAGTTAGATCATGGACTGCCAATTTTGTTAAATGATGATAATCATGGAGCTAGAACTGAATGGGTACTGAACGAGTTAAATTTTTTTAGTCGTAGTTATAACAATCAAGTGAAAATAATGGCAGGGTTTGCAGTTACGAGCCTTTTTAATACTGAACAACACAATCAATACAGAGACTCAATACAGCAATTTTGGCTAGAACATGGATTAGAGCTAAATTATCTAAAATAAAGCTTGCAATGTAATTGTGATTGTCCATATAATATATATATAACATCTGGACAAGTCAAGTTCCTTTTGATACTATGAACATTCAAATTTAAATTACTTGGTGAATGATATGAGTGTAGAGATTTGTAGTGAGACAACTTACAAAGTAGTGATTGATCTTAGCAAATATAGTAAAGAAGAAGTTAATATTTTTTGGTTCAAAATGCTAGAAAGCGATAATACTATTTTAAAAAAAGCTGCTAAAAAAGGTTTAAATGAAGTTGAACCTTGTCACCCTTCCATTGCTCAATATTATTTACAGCAATATCTAAATGGTGACCTTGTTTTAAATGGATGGTTTGGTGGAAAATGGGAGATTGGTGAAATATTAGATAAAGAAGCTGCAAACGATATAAAGGCAAAAATAAATGAATTTCTAGGAATTACAAATAGACCTACGCTTCACGAGTGCGATTATAGTGAGGATGTATTTGAGGAAAAGATGGAATTATATTGTCTTGAAAAATTAAAGCTTAAAGAACATGCTCTTTATAAACCACTACCAATATTAAGATGAAATAATTAAATTACTGGGCAAATAACAATGAACAATAATCAAAAAGAGTTACTGAATCTTATAGGCGCAGATGAAAATACGCCAGAAGATAAATTAATTAAATTGGGTGAAGATGCCGGGATTGATATATTAAAAACATTAAACCCTACTAATCCACTGCTGATTAAAGAAGAAGACAGAATAAGTTTAGATGAAGCTAAGAGGCTTTTAATGGAGTGGGCTTCGGTCAGTGATTCGGTCAGGTATTCGGTCTGGGATTTGGTCTGGGATTCGGTCAGGTATTCGGTCAGGTATTCGGTCTGGGATTTGGTCTGGGATTCGGTCAGGGCTTCGGTCTGGGATTCGGTCAGGTATTCGGTCTGGGATTTGGTCGGGGCTTACGCATCATCAATATTCACAAACGTTAAAAAGTGGGACGGTATCGAGCACGAAGAAGGAGTGAACCCCTTTCAAAGTGGCATTGATCTAGTAGAGGGTGGCTATATTGCTAGTTTAGACGGCAACAAATGGCGGTTACACACTGGTAAAGATGCTGATGTGGTTTGGGAGGGCACGATTGAGGATTTGAACAATAAAGAACAAGATCTAGAAACAGAAAACAAACATCTAAAAGATAAAGTGGAAAACTTTGAATATCAGCTTGAACAAATTAAAAAAATAATCTGGGGTTAGTGTGAGAAAAAAGAAAATTAGAATTGATAGGCTTAGAAAGAAACAGGCTATAGATTGGATTAAAGCTAACGATCCAGAATGTGAATTTATTTTGTCTAGTGGATTAAGTGATCAGATTTGTTTTATTGCTGACAATCTTAATAACTTCGGTTATTGCTATCAGGATGGACATATACAAGTCACACCGAACAAAAAGACCAAGCCGCTGAACTGGGGTTTAGTGTGAAAATATCAGTTAATGTGTCACAAGAAATAATACAAAAAGATTTTGATATATTTAGACTTCTAACCATATTAACAATTGCTGGTTTAATTGTTTCCGCTTTAGGTTTAATCGGGATTGATAATATACATAGCCATTATTTAATAATAATAGATAAACTTAATCAGGATTGGAAACCTACTAATTTAGACCACTTAATAATTATAGTTTTATTGTGTTTGAATCTACTAAGAAAAGGTAAGAAATAAAATGACCGAACAGCAAAGTTTTGATGAAGCTTATAAATACTTAATTAAAGAACTACAAACTATAAATTTAGAAGCTGTAGGTATTTATGATAGTACAGTTATATATATAATCGCAAAAATTCAAGAAGGAAAGAACTACGCAAAATTAACTGGTTTAAAAGTTCCTCCTTCAATAGCTGATAAATACAAAGTTAAATTAGAGGGGGTTAGTGTGAGTGACATAAAAATGAATAACTACGAAGAAGCAAAAAAAATAGCGGTTCCTATGTTGAAGCTGCATGAAGGAGTTGAGACTAAACCATACTACTGCCCTGCTGGTAAGCTCACGATAGGAGTAGGGCGCAACTTAGAGAGTATTGGCATAACAGAAGATGAAGCAGAATATCTACTAGACAACGACATAAACAGAGTAGTTGAAGAGCTAGATCAAAACGTACCATTACAGGATATTAGCAGCAATCGAATGGCGGCTTTAATCGATATGTGTTTTAACATTGGCCTAACCAGTTTTTTGAAATTTAAAAAAATGTTAGCTGCTCTTGATAATCAGGATTACGAATTAGCAGCCGAAGAAATGTTAGATTCTGATTGGGCTGAACAAGTCGGCAAACGAGCTATAACTTTATCTGAAATATTGAGGACTGATAATGTCACATAAAAGATGGACTAGTCGTAAGTTTTGGACGGTTAACATTTGGCAGTTAGTAGCATCATTCATGTTATGGTTTGACAAAATAGACGGGGGTACATACGCAATGCTAACAGCCGGATTGATCGGTATATATGCGGCTGCTAATTTCGGTGATAAAAAAATAGAGGTCAAAGAAGATGTTTAATACTCTAAAACTTTGGGCTGGTGGCGCGATAATGGCTCTAGTCGGTGTGTTTGTTGCTGTATTCAAATATCGCTCTAACAAAATAGAACGCCTTGAATCTACTAATGAAACTCTTAGAAAAAACAACGGCAAACTTAAAGATGATATCAAAAGTAAACAAAAAGAGATTAAAACTCGTGAAACTGTTAACCAGATTATGGCTAATGATGATGCCGCTATCAATGCTAGTGAGTTGCGCATTAGAGCCGCAAAAAGAGATAGTGATAAAAACGGTTAGCGATTGCAATATAGTACCGTACATCAATATTACAGTAGCTCAAATTGATGAGGTCATGAGATATAAAAAACTGATACCCCTAATTATAGAAATTAATCAGCAAACTAAAATAATAGATTTATGTAAGAAATAGCCCCAAACGGGGCTTTATTTACTGATTGAAATTTTCGTAAATATTTCCGCTCGAATCCTTTGGGCGTCTATCTCCTCCCGTTATGTATTTATATATCCACCCTCCAAGCCTAGACTTTTCTAAAATCTCAATCTTGCCGCCGTCCCATTCTAAAATATCACCTACTTTTATCATAAAAACCTCTAAAATTATATTGGTACCCAAGTGCCGGGAGTTCCGGATACTGTACATCTGTATGCTGATGCAGCAGTAAGACCACGCACCCACTGTATTCTGCCCTCAAAATTATAGCCTGTTGTTGGTGGCCCCGTTTTTACTCCAACATAGGATTGTATATAATTGAGATTACTTGTTGTATCAAATGTAACAAAGTTAGTTTTATCTAAAATATCAAGTTGATCCGGTATATATCTAGCATCAACATGTTCAGATCCAGAAAAATTATACATTGCTATCAATCTGTTAGGCCAAGTCGATATGTCGTCTTGTACTTGATTACCTCCAAGAATGCAGTACTTAAAACCTACGCTGGAAGAAAACATGTAACTGGTAGAGCTAGTATCTGTCATACAGTTAATTATCCGCTGCCCCGTTAAATCCATGGGAGATCTTGCAACAATCTCGAAAGGTGATTTAAAACTCTTTTCTACTCTAAAAACTCCTGAAAAATCTGATACAGATGTGGTAGTTGAACTTGTTTCTAGATAAATCGGTGGCTCTGTCAGAGTTGCCCCAACTGGTGATATATGCTCTATACTACCGAAATTTGGATTTATGCACGAATTAAGCACGAATCTAGCTTCTTTGTTTCTTAAAAACTTACCGACCCCAAGTCTAACATTATTTCCGCTATTGATTGTAACATAACCTCCATAAGCGCAATCCATTACCACCCATTTTTTAATAGTAATATCATTGGTCGACTGTATCCATATTGCTGGTTCTAACGTTGCCGATCCATCTACTGATAGATTTTCTAGCGTCAGCTCATCAACAGTTACATTGTCAGACGGGAGGTCAACCCCCTGTTTGAAGGATTTAAATCCTGCCGCATTGCCTCTCGTCCTGCGCACTGTTATTGATTTGAATTTTATATCTTTAGCAAGTGGCCCCTCTAAATTAACACCAGCTACTCCATACGTGTCCTCATGTGTCATATCGCCAATAATCATATCGTGAGCAGCGACAACCGCTAAACCATTACCGTAAGCGTAGAATCCACTTTGGCTTTGAAGTCCAATTTTTTTAGTGCTACCCGATCCGATTGTGCCGTGGGAATTCGGCGTTAAAACTGAACTGCCATCATAAGACTGACCCAACCCAATCCCTGCATTAATGCCTCGCACGACTCGCCACCCGTCACTGATATTAAATCGATGAGCGTTATATAGAGCTACTGTGTAAGCGCTGTTAGACGTCCAGTTTTCATAGTTTCCGTCTACGTTTAAGTTTGACCACACCCAATCATTGCAGTCTCTAAGCTCCACGTTTGTAGTTTCATTTTTTAGTACTATTTTAGTCTGAGGATGCTGAAATATAAAAAATCCACCACCTCCAAAATCAGGTTTAGTTTGTAAGTACATATCACCGTCAACATAAACCCAGCGTTTTGCAAATTTTGAATACGAAACGGCTCTAGTTAACGCCGCCCCACCATCTTGTGATGAGTTGTCAATAGTCCACAGTGTGTCATCGTCATTACTTTTGCTTGTGTATGCTCCTGCGACCCATCCCCAGCCCTTGGGGGATATTATGCCGCCGTTGCCGCCTCGTACACTGTAAATATCATAGGTCACAAACTCAAACGTACCGTGGTTAGTAACAACATCATAACCGCTAAAACTATTTGCCGTAATTAATTCAACTGTATGTTCTGTATTGCTAAATGATGAACTTTGATCCCATAATTTCAGCGTTCCAAAATCTGTTATTATTGCATTAATTCCGATCTCGTTTATTACCGTGCCAGTCCTGGCAATTGTTATAAATACGTTGTCGCTTGTGGGACTAAATCGTTTATCCAGCAAGCTTGGTTCGTCTAGCCCTACAACAATTTCCCATTTGTCAGAGGGAGGTACATCAGTATTGTTATTCTCTGTAGATATATAATCAACATCTAGCAAAGTTACAATTGACCCTTTTTTATACGCAAATGGAGCACCCCCGTTGTTAGCTGCTGTTATAAATGCAGGGTAAACATGTTCTTGCCATTCTTTTATATTAGATGTTATATCATTGTATAGTTGATTAGCTTTGTCTCGCTCCACAAATTTGGCCGTTGATGGATTAACAACTGGATCTTGTTGGTATTCTGGCGTGTATCCTGTTTGATAGTTAGAATCTGATCCGCTTGGGGTATCCGGCATTGCCTCCCGATCCCCTATTTCTGCAAATGGTGTTATAATTCGTTTAGCCATTTTATTTAATTCCTATGTGAAAGTTTCCGTGACTAAAGTTTTTACGCTTGTCACCGAAAAGATAAGGGGTTGAATCTGAACCAATTGTATAATTGATGCTAACGCAATTAGGGCGCGGCAATAGGTCATACTTATAAATTATATCTATAAATGATATTAAAGTCGGATCGTTTATTATATATGTATAACTCATATTTAAGTTATCTAAAATATAAACTTGACGATATCCGAACAACTGAGACAATCTATTGTTTATTTCATAAGTTGATGATCTCATACTTAGAATAAAAATCTTTAACTGTAACATTATTCGTTTTTGTTCGGTTGTTAGACTATCCACTGCGCTTGCATTCTGTCCAAAATTTCCGTGATTAAAGTTTTTCCTACTACTTCCAAAATAAATCGCCGGGTAATCGTCTCTTGATTTCTGCACATTATCAAATAGAGGCACATCTAAAATTATAGACCAAACCGACAAACCAAACTCGTTAGCCGTCTGTAAATCAAAAACATCTTTTTTCCAATTTGACCAAAACTCACAATAATTTGTATTGTACCAATCTTGTTTAAGTTTTAGTAATTTATTTAATTTATCTGCACTTCCTCTTTGCCAGTCAATGGATTTTAATATATCTAGATTGCAATCATAGTTCATAATGCTATTACCTGAACGTCATTAGTAATAATCGTTGCTTTTTCAAAAATTGCTGTTTCTATTGTGTCAGTTGTGTAAATGGGTGTTATGTCTTTTTCTGCTATCTCGCTTTTAGTAACAAAAATACCTTGTACTTGATCAATCACAGCACATGCTATCTCTACGGGTGAAACGTTACCACCAACAACAAAACCTAAATTGTCACCCACTAAACCGTTGGCATAATCAACAACCGCCTGCTTTATATCGTTAGAAGGATCTATTCCGCTCGATGCTTTAACCGTGATTCTAGCTAACTTAGGTTTATATGTTGGTCTGTCAAATTTAACATCGATAACCTGCAAAGAATTTTCATCAGTAACTTGTATTGTTGTATTTCCATTAAAATCACTGCCGCCAGATCGAGCTCTATAGTAAGCCGTGGCAATCTCTAAATCCACACCACCATCAACACAAATATAATTACTCTTTGGAACTAAAGTAACTCCATCAATAACCTCTGTGGAGTCCGTTTTGTTTTCATGATATGTTAGACTTGATACATTTTCTAATTTATTTACTGCTGTGATTATTGCATATGTGTTGTTTACTGCATTGCCTGCTAGATCAAGCTTCATTTGCTTTCGTGCTGAAAAATCCGATTGTTCCAATTTACCAGGTATGGCTTGACTTGAGTTTGTAACTGTTTCCCACCCAAGTTCACCGTCTACAATTGTATTAACCTCTCCTATACCTGCGTTTATGATTCCATAATCAACACTTTTAAATGTTACCGTAACGCTTCCACTTGACGGTATCACATCGGCATTAGTAGCAAACCATAAATTATTATTTACATCACTAACCCTTGAATTTTCAGGTATTATAGTACCAGCAATTCCAGCACAAACACATGATACAGTTGATCGCTCTTTACTGTCTCTCTGGCCGTTGAAAAGTGCATAAATAGCGTCTAAGAAAAATCCTTCGGCCATATCGGGGTTAATCTGATTAGCTAGAAACGCACTTTTTCTTACTACTAATGATCTCGAGCTGATTTCTCCGTCTATCTCTCTACCCTGCTCTGTAGAGCTATCTACAATAAAATCATCACCGTAAACCTCTTTGTATTCAGCTTCAACATCTGATTTTATGCTAGAGGTGTCAGATACTATAACTCCTCTCGATGTTATGTAATTATATACTGCCATTTGCATTACCTGTGCCGTAGATTGTTTTTATAGTTGCAGTATAGTTAAGATTATCCTTGTCTAAATCATAAATAAATGAATCTATACCCGTCACACCGTCAACATTTAAAATCTGATTTCTTGCCTCAGATTCGAACCGTTGAAAGTTTGGCTCGCCCATGAACACATTATCAAAATATTCAATCCCTTTTGTTTGGTCATATTGCAACTCTTTCAACTGTTGCTTTACAGCTTGTTCACATGTTTGTATAACTGCATCTATATCATTCAGATACACAAACATACCGTTTTTTGTAACTCTATCACCATTATCATTAATAAGTATAGTTTTCATTTGTTTAACCTGTTGGTGTCGGTGGTTCTGTCGGCTGCTCTGTATTGCCTCCACTATCATTATTTTGGTTGTGGGGGTGATTATCTAGGCTCACTCCACTTGCTGTAACAACATCACCACTTGGGGTTATTTTTGCCCCGTTTATCTCTACTGACTCAGGGGATTGTATTTTAATTCTAGATTCATTTAATGATATTTTAACCGTTCCATCTCTGTTCTGTATTACAAGTGCGCCATTATCCTCATTTGCTATATTAAAGTTTGTCATAATGTCAGGTATAAATCTTGAATCAGAAAAATTGTGCATCCGTCGAGTGTTAGGTTTTGATTGCGAGTACGATTGTTTAAATAAACATATATCTCTATCGCTAGCCTCTATCCACCCTAGATCACCAACTCCAATATTAAACGATATCAAAAAGCCACCTGCTCCGCTTGTCGCAACTGGTATGCCTTTTATTTCGCTTCTTTCGTGAGTTCGTTCTTTTGAGTCAACTATTAATATTTGTGGTTGCACATCTACAAATTTACGATCCTCAGAAACTTTAGTAACTTTTACGGGCAAGCATTTTTGCATTTTTTTATTAATGTAATCAGCAAAAACATTTAGCGCACCGCCTAAAGAATCTTCATTGTTTGGATTTGTTGAGCTAGTCATCGTATCCTGTTAGCCTCTGCATGTAGATAAAAAGGTGTGCCGTCATTAGTTATATCAAATTCTAACTTGTAGATAGTATAATCGCCATTCAAGACAGGATTAACTTCACTTGTCAACGATATTCTAGATCCTATTTGTGACACATGATCGTATAGCATGGTAACTTTTATTCCGTTTTCTGTTCCTTTGGGCACACCTATCATTCCTGTATTTTTATTTAACTCTCTAACCGTTGCGCCGCTTTTAGGTTCACCCTTTGGCTTGATGTACAGTATTGAATTATCTACAAAAACGTCAGAGTCTGAAAGCTCAGACAGTGTTTTTATTTGAGCATTGGCCGATCCAGTAAATGAGTAATTAGCAATATTTCGATCTGGCACTTCAAAAGACAATCCCAGATCGTTATCAATAGCCACACCTTTGGCTATACTAGATAATTTTGATATCTCCGATCCGCTCCTTGATACCATTATCCCCTTATTGTAATTACCTGTAATGCAATGGAGTTCAAGCCCTAAATCTGGCTTGTTAGTTGGATAAACTCTAAATATATCACCAATATACAAAATACTTGTACCTATCGATTCTCTGCCAACTTCTAAAATAACACTTTTTTTAACGTTGCTAGTATTAAATGGGTTGGCTACTCTCATTAAGTAATCTCTAGTTTCCCTGTTGAGATTTAGAATCGTAATAGTACATTGTCCATTCATCGGCGAGGAAAATTTAATCCCTTTGGCAGCAATAGGTACATCTTGGTAATACTTAATGTTATCACCAACTTGTACGCCAAGTTTTACAACTCTGTTATCAATCATTCCACTATCTCTAATTCAGCATTAGATACATAAATTAAAAACTGTGTAGCATCAAACTTAGTGTAATCAGGGGTTTCAATTTCGGGCATGTCTAAAATAAAATTCCCTTTTTCTGACATATAACTGTAAGGTAAAAGTGGAACCCCATTAACCAATCTACAACCATTCTCTATAAGCACAACTCCATCAATATCAATACCGTAGGTCATAAAACCACCAGCATCTTTTATTTGTATTTTATATCGATAATCTTCAATAGTAACTATTATTTGCTGAGATGGTACTTTTTGTAATGATATTGATTTCACTTAAAATACTCCGCTATCTTTTGCAGTGCTGTTTTACTTTCAGATTCCTTTGGTAACTGCTCCCCCCTCTCTTCTGTGTCAGTATCAGCTTGGTTAGCTACGTCCGATTTATCAAGTTTTTTAGTTTTTATTCTGCCTGTAATCTGCTCTATAAGATTTATAGCTAACGATACTGTGTCAAACATATTAGCATCTTCTTTGCTGGGGTAGCTCTCTATATACATTTTGTCAAATGTGGACACCTTGGTCTGTATTCTAAGTTGCGTCTTATTTCTGCTAGCATCTTGTATTGATTTGTAAACCTCTTGATAATCATTAGAATCTAGTATTATTGTTAAAGATATCCTGACTTGATTTATTATAGCGTTGTCAGTAACAACCGTCCCATCTTCGATTATATGCTTTGCAAAAGTGTTGGAGGGAGCAATATCGACTTTCAATACTCCAGCCGTTGGGAATAGCTCATTCCCTTGGTCGTCAAAAATAGCTGTGATTGAATCCATTAGTAAGCCTCGGCATCATCAAATTGCGAAATGGCATTAGTGACCTGATTATTTAGATTACTACCTACTGCGCTAGCTATACCCTCCGCGTCAGTTGACTGTGTATTAATAGTTGTTCCGCCAACATTAACATTATTAACTCTGCTACTCGATTGTTGGCTGTTAATAATAGACGCGCTCGTCTGTCCATTCAGCGGATTGTTTGTTATTTCTCCAGTAATCGATACGGATTTATCCATGTTCGCTCTCAACTCATCATCACCAAAACCGAAAAAATCCTTTACGCTGCCTAAAGAATTTTTTAATGAATTTGCAATGTCAGGTATCGATGACATAACCCTGTCAAATATTTCTGTTAATGAATTAAATCCTAACTTAATTCCATCAACAACACCCTCCACAATATCACCAAACCATGTGTATTTTTTTGCTAAATCTCCTATAAAAGATCCTTGACCGCCAAGGTATGCCACAACGTCCTCGTAAAGCACAGCAAAAGCCACACCTACAGCCGCTATAGCACCCCCAATAATTATAAATGGTGACATAGTAGCCAGCGTTGCAGCACCAGCCGAAATTATAGCCGGAAGGTACATGTAAGTTATAGCACCAGCAACACCAATAAAAAAACCTGTTACTAAGCTTTGATGCTCTGATATCCAACTAGATACGGATTCAAACCCCCTAATCATTGAGGTTATCATTGGTAATATAGTTGTACCTACGGTTGTAAATAGATGCATAGAAGCTTGCTGGGTATCCGCTAAAGCATCGTTAAAATCTGCCGCCGCTTTTGCGTCTTCTTTATTTGCAACGCCCAAAGCTTTTTGACGGTTGACTAAATCTTCTACAGCAACCCTGCCTTGTTGAAGTAATAATATCGTCCCTTGATCCAAACCTATCATTTTTCCATATGCAGCAGATTCAGATTTACTCAAATTCAAATTTTTAAATGCGTCCGATACATCTTTCAACACCTCAACAGCGTTTTTTCCTACTACATTAATACCAAGACGTGCTAAAGTTTCTGATATCTGTCCCCCTCCATTAATTCTAATATTGGTTAACTGATCATTAAGCCCGGCAAGAGTTGATCTAAATCCCGATACGCTACCGCCTGACCGTTTTACAGCCTCACCCCATGCGCCCACGTCTTCAATTGAAAGTCCTAAAGTCTCAGAAAACTTGCCTATTTCGTCTGTGCTTGCAGCTTGAGCAACTAGGCCAGCAAACAACCCTGTTATAACCGTTAACGCTGCTGCGGTGGTAACGAGTCTATCAGATAAGCCTACGAAACTTTTAGAACTATCATCAACCGAAGTGCTTAAATCATCAACTGAACCAGCGGTATCATTAGCCTGTTTTTCAGTGTTATCTAAACTTTTTTCTACATCGTCGATATCTTTTTTAGCTTTCTTCGACTGTACATCAAAAAGAATGCCAAAAGTTGTAAGTAAACTCATGTTCTAGCCTGCTTTTTTTGATATTCAATTGATAGATGCTCATTGATTTTAGGAATCATAATACATTCATACATGTCTAGCGCATCCTCGTAGTCGTAAATAGTTCTAAGCTCGATTAGCGTTGCTTGTTTTTCGCTGATAATTGCCCCGATAAGCGATTCCACATTGACATAATTTTGTCGGGGAGCGTCTGATTGAATTTGCTTAAGACGCTTGATAGCTTCTCGGGACTGAAAAAATTTGTGTTGTACTTGACCATTTCTAATTCTAATTTAACTAACATCTCCCAGTCTGTTATATGCGAGTTAACCAGAACTGAGTTACTTAATCTAATCCATGATCCGTCTGTTGTTTTGACATCTACATAAGAGATCATCTTGTACATTAATTTTTCATTTGATTTGTAATCACCGATTTTAGGCATAGCGGTAGGCATGTACTGAGTGAAAACTTCTCGCCCCTCAGTAGCCGGAACCCGTGATATTCTAAATGTTTGTTTATCGCCGTCTATAGAGTCTATTGCAATCTCTAATGGTTTTATTTGCGGTATAGATTGAGACATAAATCACCTTTGTATGTCAGCACCTAGAATAACCGCTAGCAAAGGGGGTGCGCCCTCGTTCGCCTCATGTAGACTAGCTAGCGATTAACTTTTTAAATGTTTAAAACTGCATCAGGGGACGGAGTATAAAGCATTTTATCAAACTTTAATTTATAAGACGCTGTTTTTAATCTTCCAGACGATCCCATAGAAGTTGCTGGGGTTCCTGTCACAATATTACCGCCTGTTAACGTAACCGTTGATAAATCTGGAGCAACCCTAACTACAGTGATAACATCTCTAGCAGGTCTTTTTCCTTTTTCTGCCCTATTAGCCTCATAAATAGTATTCATAGTTAAATGGCTAATGGTGTTGGGTATTAAATTTATGGTTACGTCAATGGGTGCGGCTATGCTCCAACTTAAACCATCTCCATTCGTCCCCATAACCTTATCAGCTATAGTTATTTCGGGTAGATCCATTCCATCAGCATCATCAGCAAAATGGGTGATCGGAGCTGGAACGGGTAATGTATTACTTGCTGCTATTGTCGCTACAGTACCAAAATGCGATAAATCAGTCATTTAAAAATCCTCTAAATTAGTATATGACGGCCAACAACTTTGTCTACTGCGTCACGTTTAGCATAAACAAGCGTATAATCAATGTAATAATCAGTTACGCCGCTATTTGTTTCTTCTGTTATATCAACCGTATACCAATAACCCTTGCTAGATACATCATAGTGAGCATCTTCACGACCTGTAATCTGATTAATAAATTGTATTTGCGTATTTGTAAGTTTTTTACCCTGAGCTATTGAGCCGTTTATTATTGCTTTATCAACAACGGGAGTAATATAAGACATTGCTGTTGCTCTCCCGGTATCATCTGCCGAAACAATAGGAAGCGCCAAAAACATATTTAAAAATTCCGCTTTTAAATCTGATTTTAGCCATTGCTCGTTAGCATAAACACCCATTTTAACTGGAGCAGTTGAGCCACCCATTAAAACACCTTTTTGATAAAAGCTTATTTGATTACCTGCCTCTTGAGTCTGACCCATATAATTGCATCGTTTAGTGTCAAGGATATCAGATTCTGACGTAGTTGTAACAGTTGGAGTTAACCTATCATCACGTAAATACATGTAATTAGATGCAGCGCCAGCCTTTCCGAAGTCCTGAGTTGCTAACTGTGCGCAAGGTAACATTTCTGGGTATTCATCTGTAAAACTTGGATTTTTTAAAGTTATAGCTGTCCCAGCATAACCCTTTAGATTATCAAGATAATCGTCTACATCATCACGCAAGACAGGAACATGATATTGAAATTCATTGTTATGTGTAATATTCCAAGCCGCCGATTCTTCGACTTGCGTGAGCGTCAATGTAGGTATAAATATATACGATCCAAAGTCATTACTTAAATCAGTTGATTTTGTTAGCACATCACTTATAGATTGGGTAGATACTCCACTGCTAAATATTGCGCTAGACCCCCAACCAATAGTACTAAGCTCTGCTGTTAACCCTGAGATTGCGATATCTCCATCTGCTGCGCCATTTGTATCTAAATTAAATTGAGTCTTGAGCGCATTGTATACAACTGTTGTTGTCCCAAAAGAGCCACCAGCCGCTTGTATTTCTGTCTGCAATTCACTTGCTATAGATGCATAATCAGCGGCTCCGCTGAAATCAACCGTTATCGATGCGTCAACACCACCCAGAGTCACAGTAATAGCACCAGATGTTATTAATTTTAGCTCTGCTAATGTGCCAGCTTTTGATCCGAACACTTGAGCCGACGTATCAATGTCAGCCCATCGTGCAAAGCTGATATTTTTAGGAGTCGTAATAACTTTAGAGACGTAACCAAAATAGTAAGATGCTCTCTTGTATTCCTCAGAATCAGATCCGAAATAATCTAATACCGATGCTAAGTCACTAAACTTTAAAACCGATCCAGTTGGTACTAGCTCATTTGTTGAGAACAATCTATTTAGTAATTCACGACCGCTAAAAGTAGCAGCGGCCCCAACACCAGAAGTTATTTTTACATATTTATCCGAATTTATAGCCATTTTTAAACACCATGTAAGTTAGGGCGAGTCCCGATTATTGCCGGGGTTTGCGTTTCGTAATTATGTTCATAGTTTACAGTTAAATCAAATGACGGCGAAGATTCATTTCTATCATTATTGTTTATAAAATATGTCTGTCTAACATCAGTTATACGCTCAATGTTAACACCACTTTTACCCAGAACCCTAATACCGCCATAACTCTGCAATAAATCTGCCGCTGTTGTTAGTATATCCGATGCGGTTAAGCTATTTATATCACTTGGATCTTGTTGAGCTAATGCGTCGAATTGATATGATGCTCGTTTTAAATATTTCTGTATCCTAATGTCACCATTGTAACTAATTCCAGTACCGACTTGAGGGTTTGATATTTTATGTATAAATATACTGCGATCATTTGATGTTTTTTGCTGAGTAGGTTGATAAGACTGTTTTATTTTTACGTCACTCAACCCATTATCATTTAATAGTATTTTCAACTCTGCTATTAAAATTTTCATTATATCGTTATCACGCATCACCAACCCTCACGCATATAACAGCATTCCAACCACCCTGTACCGACCAATCTAGATCGGGCAACGCTTTGTATTTAGCACCATCAAATATTATTTGATCGGCGTTTTCTGTACGGCTCAAAACATCAATTAATTCAGTATCTAAAATCTGAATGTAAAGCTTTGAAAAATCCAAACCTTTGTTAGCATAGGTACTTCTTGAGACAGGTTGGACACTGCCTGTTCGGATTATAGGTGTGTCGTACACATCAACCTCTAAACCTATTTCGTTTACGTCTCTAGATAGCCACTTCAACACCTGATAATTTTGCTTTCCTATGACTGTTTGAGCAGTTGCAAGTAAATTAAATCCAAAATTTCTCATTCTAATAACTCATAAGTTAGCGTTGAAATTGCGTATCCCGTCTCTCTGAGCGGATCTTTATTTCCAAATGATTGATCGCCAAGCTGACCAGATCCAGTTTGCCCGTCTGCTATTGCTGCGGCAACCTTACCCACTAATGCGCCGCCTATTTTGTATGTACCATCATTTCTAATTTTACGCAATGCGATTGTAATTGGTGATAATGGCGCAAAGTTACCGTTACCAATTGAGTATTTTATATCATTAACCACTTTCAATCCTAGACGGCTAAGAACTTGATTAATACTTAAATTACCATTAATGAATGCTTTTGATCCTTGCTCAACTATCTTAGCCCATTCCTTGCTCTTGCTGTCAACAGTTGGCCTCATAAATGGCCTAGGAGGAATGCTTCTTTTAGGATTACCATATTCGTTTTGTGCCATTATTCCGGCTACTTGGGTGCCGTCATCAGTATATTTAGCAGATTCAAACCAACCAGCTTGAACCTTTTTATTGTCAGCTTTAGATAAAGCGTCTTTTAGAGCGTTCAATGCTGTATTGTCTACCATAATTTTAGACATTAAAAACCCCCGTAAATCTTCCTAAAACCTCTACGCTCAGGGCTACCGCCAACATAAAAACCGCCAACACTTGCCGCACTTAGCATTGCTAAAAGCTGTCTACCGTATGGCGTAGAGCCTAACCAACAATCCCAAGTGCTAGAGCTAGGTGGTTCAGAAAGAGATACAGAAACACCTCGCTCACTTGCAGAGGTAACAACTTGATCCGGCAATCCCTGATCGATTAAATCTTGAATACGCAACAAATGGGCTAACATCAATTGCAATGCGTAGACTCTGCAATCATGTTCTAGTGTGCAATCATCATCAGCAATATAACACTTACCTATTAAGTATTTAGCATTTAGCAAAGCATCTGGGTAATCAGTTTCGCTAGCATAAGCTTTAAAGTTTATTCTGAATGCTGCGATATCAAGATTTATAATCATTTTTATAACTCGTCAGTTTTTATATTAATCTCAACCTTTGCTTTAGAGTTTTTGTTTTTTACATCTTTTTCTGTTATTGGAGCGCATTTATCTTTTTTTGTTCCAACAGGTTTTTTAAATGTTATAAAGCCTCGTTCAACCATTCTACAAAAAACATCTGACGATTCCAACATCTTGAAATCCTCTGCTGTAACTTGAGTTTCTATATATTTTTTAGTTTGATAATGCTTATCTGCAACATTAGCACCACCCTTGATTAGGATTGAGTTTTTTGATTTTGTTACCGATACTTTTTCTCCTCCTTTTTTTATATAAGACGGAAATATTTGATCATTAGATAAATAAGAGTAAATAGTTTTATTCATTTCATTGCACCTTTTTTAAATAAAAAGAAGGGGGTAAATCACCCCCAATATAATTTATATACCCGACAGGCGCACTACAGCCCATCCACGCTTAACAAGACAACCTGCAAGAGCGTTTGTGTAACCCTCTTTAATACCTTTTGTGGTTACAGTTGTATTTAGCGATTGCATTTTTGCGGGCACTAACTGCATCATTGTTTGATCGCCATCAGATCCAGTGCCGGACACTACGGGGGCGTACATATAGGCTACATTTTCGCCCCCAAATGCCTCGTTAAATTCTGGTATTGATTCAACAGTAATATTAGGATAATTGTCCTTGATCCATTTATTAACTGTCATACCGTTCGTAAATGATGCGTCAGTTTTGTTAAGTTGATCTTTAACATCGGATGCAAGCGCTAATTTAATCGGCATACTTTCAGGATCAACATGAGATCCTGATTGCTTACGCAAACGAGATATATTAGTTACAAGATCAGTAATAATTTCAGCAACGGTTTTATCAGGCCAAGGAGTAGTACCACTACCGCCAACATCTACAGTCACAAATGCAGGTAGATTAGGATCGTTAAGCACTCCATAAGTTCTGTTTACGCCTGCATTGAATCCATTAAAGAAAATCTCATTCCGTAATATTTCGAGAGCCATAGCTACAGCTTTTCTTTTTTCTGCTCTATCATTTATCTGTGCTGCGCTCGCTCGTTCGATCGCTAATTTGTTAGATTCCAACGCGATTTCAAACCTAACAATACTGCGGATCTCATATGTATTAACCCACGATGTAATAGGAACATCACCGTGGTCTTTGTACATTTCGGGGGAGCCTATAAACTCCAATGTTGGCTGTGCAATTTCCTCGTCTCGCCAATTACCAACGGTAGCAACTGGAGCGATTAGATCTCCCCGTCTCGCTTGAGTGAGTATGTAAACAACGCCAGGTAAAAACTCTCGTAAAAACTGTACAGGGGTACCCATGCCAGCGGTGACAGGCTGCACTAAACCAGCATCCATAGACACACAGTTTTGAGCTAAAGAATTTGAGATCCCAATCCCTTTTTTACGCATACCAAGCGAGTCTTGAGCGAAAGATTCTACCTCTGACGCATTAAGCATTATGCCGCTCATATCGTTAGATGATCGTAACTTTTCAATATGTAAAATTTCAGTAGTCATTTGTCAGCTCCTAAGCTGGTTGAGTTTGATCGCCAGCATCATCAAGATAAATAATAGCAATGCCAGAACTGAGCACGTTTTTAATTCTTACAGTTCCACCTGGTACTCTAGTTGTCCCAGTCGGTGCTGGATTAACTGGAGATGATGAACTCAAAGTTCCGTCAGCATTATTATAATAAACATAATCACCGATTGCTGCTGATGCTGGTAGATCAACAAACATATAACCCTGTAAATAGCATTCAACCTGCACGCCATTTTTAATTGTTGTGACATTATCTAAACCTTGACGTACTAGAGATTTAGGGGATCCGATTATACCAGCAAAAACCCTTGACGCGCCAACTCCGACTTGATCGTCTTCGTTCTCGACCTGAGTTACAACAACCCCTATTTTATTAAGCGCTGGTTTATCTGATTCTAACAATTTTGCTCTGGTGCGTTGAGGTTCGGTAGAATAAAATTCACCGACTACGCCCGATCCTAACTCTTTATTTACAATGCTAGTTTGTCCCATTTTATAACCCCAATTTTTCAGAATGTTTGTCTTCTATAGCAGAATCTTGGCCGTGATCAATAGAGTAACTGGGCTTGTTTTGAGCGGCTAAATATCCTTGCAATGTAGCAGCTTCTAGACCTGAATCACAAGCTAAGCCCAGCTTATCAATAGCATATTTAGCAACTGCGTTCTTATCCATTTCACTATGATCGAATTTGCCGACCAAAGAAAAAGATCTTTCTGCAAGATCGTTTTTCTCAGAAATAGATTTAACGATTGTGTTTGCGTCTAATGCCGACGATTGCATTGTTTTTATTTGTGCTGACTGAGTGTCAACAGTTTTGTATAGATCTGAAACTTTATCAGATATGGCGTCAATGCTAGCGCTAATGTCAGATAGGATACTTTCATCCATACCAGACTTATCACTATCTGCCTTTTTTTCGTCTGCCTTTTTTTCGTCTGCCTTTTTTTCGTCTTCATCTTTAGCGGACTTGTTAACGTCTGCTAACTGTTTTTTTAGCTTCTCAATTTCAGCCAAAGCTTCTTTAAGATCCATATTTTCACCATTTTGTTGATTGTTTATATTTAAATTATCAAGAGCAATAGATGCTCTATCCATTGCCACAGCTACCTCGGAACCCATACGGCCATTTTGTACAGATGCGAGATGATTACCTCTGATTCTGGTTTGTATTACATCGTAAGATTCGCCGTTTGGGGATATACCGCTAGCTATTTTCCACAAGCAACCGAACCCACAGGAAAGCTCTTTAAGACCATTTTTTATGGACTCTTTTAAATTATCCCCGAAAAGTTTCAGGTCAGAAAATAGGGTTCCGTCACGAAAATAAACGTCTGAACCAATCACGCCCTGAACCCCTACTTCTTCCGCACTTGTGCCCCTATCGCCTAGCATTTCATGAACAGGTATCCACGGTATAAGCTCAAAAGATTTAATAGTTTCAGGGTTGTTAAGTTCCTCGTCCGGCCTCCACACGTTGTAAATTTTGTCGGGGAGCAACTCGGTTGATATCTGACTTCCAAGGTACTGGAATACTCCGCTTTTTGATATCGGATTATCTTTAATATATACAAAGCCGTTTTCGTCGACTGTATGAGCCATTTATTTATTATTTCCGTTACAAAAAAAATATTGTTGCAATTTATGTAAGTATATGCAATTTAAAGGTCGAATGCAAAATATACAATAAATAGTAAATTATCCCCGAATAATGGTTGCAATCAAAACTCGGATTGGTAATATGGCTCTATCGAAACGAAACATTGAAAGAGAAAATTATTATGAAAAAATACAGCGTGATATATGCAGATCCACCTTGGTCATTTAATTCGAAAAAAACAGGCGGATCAATGAAGAGTGGAGCGGCTAGTCAATACCCAACCATGAGCAGTGAAGACTTAAAGAATTTAGATGTTGAATCAATATCTAATGATAGCTCATTGCTTGTAATGTGGTATGTAGGGAGTCAGTCGCAAGAAGCCTTAGACTTATGCAGAGCTTGGGGGTTTAGGTGTGTAAATATCAACGGGTTTGTGTGGCGTAAACTTACAAAGCATGGAAAGGATCATTTCGGAATGGGATCTATAACTAGGGCAGGTAGCGAATCCGCCTTGGTTGGAATCAAAGGCAGGACTGGGGGAATTATAAAAGATCGAGGAGTTAGATCTGTAATAAGCGCTAAGACTGGTAAGCACAGCCAAAAGCCCCACGATTTTCGGCAAGCAATAGAAAAACTTTGCGGCGAAACTTCTAGATTAGAAATGTTCGCAAGAGAAAAATTCGACGGTTGGGATGTATTCGGTAATGAGGTTGAAGGCTCTATAAAAATAGGTAATAAAAAATGATATACACAATTAAAGAAATGGCTGAGATTGCTGGTATTGCTGAAAGTTCAATGCGCTCTAGAGTTAAACGAATATAAAGAAGACGATGAGCACAGAATACTATATGTGAGTATCGTTAATACAATTAAAAACATAGAGATGATCGCTAAGAGAAGTAGCTAACTAAATTAATTTAAAGAGAAAATTATGGCAATAGTAAAGATAGATGCAAAACACAAAAACGCTAAACGAAACACCATAGATTATCAAGCAAGGAATCAGTTAATTAAGATGTTTGAGGATGCAGGTTGTACAGTCCAGGTTATGAATAATAAAAATCATCACTTAAAAGTAACTGGAAATGCTCGTGTTGTAGAATTCTATCCGACTACAGGTACTATTAACGCTAATAGAACATGCGATAGTAAACCATACACAGCGCGAGGCATGAGTTTAGCTAGAGCTGTAAATCGTGTTGTTGGATTAGCGACACATGGTTATTAAAAATAGGTAATAAAAAATGATATACACGATTAAAGAAATGGCCAAGATTGCTGGGATTACTGAAAGTAATATGCGCATTAGAGTTAAACAGATGGAGTCGTTAGGAATGAAGGTGGAAAGAAACGGCCTAACAACTGTTAAAGCTACCGATTGGGCTATAGCAGAAGAAAAAAGATCATTAAAAAGAAAAAAAGAGGTTGAGAAATTGGAAATTAAAATATTAACTGAAAAAATTAGAAATGAAAAATTATTTGATAATCGGGAATCAGAAATAAAAAAAATTGATTTTTTAATAGATAAGGTTAAACGTGAAAACAAATACACAAGATTCACAATGTCAAGAATACTCGCTATAAAAGATGTTTTTATTAATAGATATAAAGTGCCTGCTGCATCTGAAAAGTACAGTGTACCGAAAACCACTATTGAACAAGATAAAAAAAGAATATTAGCACAGCTAGCTAAATATCAGGATAGCCAGGAGTATAAAGAATTATGAATAATAAAGATTTATAAGATCTGATCGAGCTATGGAAAGTAACATTGTTAAGAAGGAAAACTGATTTACACAGGCTTAAGAATGAGCAAAAAACTGAATTAATGCCAGATACAGCGATCCAAATGGCCTACTGGTTGTGCCAAGGTGATATAAATAGATTAACTGAATGCATAGAGGATGCTGAAAGTGTATTAGGTTTTGCTCATCCTGCAAAACAGTTTCTACAGGATTTTTTACCATCCGCCGTTAATTGCATTAAAGCAGACAAAATAAGTATAGACAAAATAATTAGAGATAAAAAAAGACAATCTATTTTTAAGATTAAAAAATAATTTAGAATGTATAAAGGATGCTGAAAGCATATGAAAATTATATCAATACAAAAAAAGGGATTTAACACTATCAATGTAGTAAATGAAGATGTTAAATCATATATAGGTAAGAAATGTTCAGCTTTATTTAATGACGGTACAATTAGAGAGGGCGTTGTGCTGCATGAAGCATATTGGCTGACTGGTTATTATATTTTTGAATGTGGAAAAGGACATCATTTTGGTGTTGGTGTTGATTGTGAGATTATTTACAAATAAGGGTCGATAATGTATAAATTTATTGAGAAAAACCAAGAGCTTTTGTTGGTAATTGTTTTTTTAATGTTTGTTGGATATTCGTCGTTGGTCGGTTGGGGGGTTATTTAGCCCCCTACTCAAACGTGATAACAGGCTCCATATAGCAGCCGCAACCATACCAATCGCCCGGCTTGCCTCTGGTTCCTGTTTTTTTGTCTATAATCGGGGGGTCGCTTAACTTATATTTATTACCATTAAGATCGTGAACATGAAATTGATTAGGTTTTTGCGCCCCCCCTCTGTGCCTCCATATGTATTCATCAAGTCCAACATCTCTCATTCTAGAGGCTGCTAAGTTATTGTAGACCTTACGGGTTTGGTCTAAAGCTACATTTTTTGCTTTGTTCTTATACACTCTATACCTGCCCACTAACGCCTCATTAATACTATCCTTTAGAGTAGTAAACGATCCTTCATTTGTAGATATAGAGCGAAATACAGCCTCTTTTACTGACGTTGTATAATCAGTTGCAATGGTTTTAATTAATGAAGAACTTTCGTCACTGCTAGACAAAATAATATCTTTAGTGCGCTGACTCATAGAATCAGTTTTAATATTTAGTCCTCCGCTTAATTTGTCAGTGGATTTTTTTAGGTTTTTTGAAGTTTGGCTATCAACATTAGTTATCATTTTTTTAGCGAAGATCATGCCGTAATCATTAAATCTTTTTTGCCATTTTAGCATTAAAGCATTCATCAATATGCGAGCCTGAACAGAGATTGACGCATCCATAGCTACATTACTTAATGTTATTTTTTTAGGGTTATTACCTATTGATTTTTTTGCGGTAGATGATTTAAATAGATTATTAACGTTTTTTGATACGTCAAGGTGCATCTTTCTTACCATCATTTGCGCTTCATTAGATAAACGATCCGCGAAAGCATCGTTAACTTTCATAGGCTCGCCTCTTAGCGTGGTATCCCTACCTTTTAGCCAGTCTGCACGTTTGCGAGTAATTGTAAATTTTTTATAGACTTTACCCATATTTAAGACTCGTCATCAGGGTCCATTCTCAAATCAATACCGGTGTAACCGCTATTCTTGTCCTTTATTAACTTCTCTCTTATGTCGATATTATCTATAGCTGACGCATTATAAAGCATTGTATCAGCATTAGCGTTATTAACTCTAACTGTAGATTTATCTATATCTGACATTATTTTTAAGGACCTCCAGTTCAACTCTATTTCTAGATTCTTAATCCCTAAATCTCCAGATAACTCGGACGGTATTAATCTAGCGTAATGAGCCTCGTATATTTCAGTCATTTCATTTCCTTGCAATGCCTCGACGTCCTCTAAATACATATCGTTTTCCTCGCTTCCACCACTAAAACCAGTCGAAGAAAATCCAAACTTTACCGCTGGGATTCCTAACTCTGCTCTAACTAATTGGTATTGAGTCGTTATCACGTTATCTAGATCTGTTAAGTTAGTATCTATTTGATTTATTTCTTCTTCCTTGCCTGCTATTGTTACGCCGTAATTATCTCTAAACTCGTTAGCTAGTTCCAAGTTTTGTCTCACTTTTCTTTTATTTGCTTGAACTTTATCTAGATCCATCTTTCTTATAAGTAATCTTTTTGTCATTGTTAGCTGTGGTGCTTCGTTAGCCGTCCGCTCTGCTGCGTAAACTCGTTCATAAATTTTTTGAGTGAGCGGCACTCCTCCATATCGATAAGTCGGTTTTAAATAATCGGCCACTTCATCACCTTTCAATATGACAAAATGCGAACGATGGTATCTTTTGCCGTTTAGATTCCAATATGTAGGGTTGTAAAAATTTATAGATGTAGGATCTATTAAATCCGTATCATCTAACTCTGGTGTTAGATGGTACGGATCTATTTGTGACATTCCTTCATATTTACCATTAGAAAAAGCATCAGGATTAAACGGTTGGGAATAATCGAAATTTGGATCGGTGTTTTTAAACAGAATATGACGAACACCAAAAACATTCCTAAAGGTTACACCCTCTACCATATTTTCCTTAAGTTTATATTTTTTATCTAATTTTGTTACTATTTTAATTTGTTCAAGGCTGAGATTGTCACCGCTGCTTAACTCTATATCCCAACCTTTCTTAACAGCATCTTTAGGTTTCATTGCGCAACCTTTGGCAACTAGCGGTTGCTGACCGATCACAGCACACGGATAATAACCAATAAAAGAAGAGCTAGCTATGTAGTAGCTTAAGACATACGGATTAACATTTTCATAATTTGCGCTATACTGTGCAGACTCACCTATGCAAGAATCCATCGCCCCATTTTTAACAGTTTTGTTTTGCGGTTTAGGCGCTGTCCTCTGTATTGCATGATCTCTTATATATTGCTTTCTGAGATCAAGACTAACTAAAGCCCCATCGTTATCACCTTCATCTTTAGCAACATCCGTCGAGTACTCACTAGGCTCTAATTTGGCAGCCTGTTTGTTTTTTTCTTTTCGCCAAACCATTTCATTTTATTAACCC